AATACATAGTTTTCCACAGGTTAGGGTGTGGAAACTGTGGAAAACCCTTAGATTAAGTATATTTAACCCTAATAAATAGCAAATTAAATATACATGAGCGATTTAAACCTTTTCCACAATGTTGTATAAAACCCTATGTAATATGTGGAATAAGTGTGTATAAAGGGGTGATAATATGTGGAATAAAAGTGTTAGAAATGGAATGATAATTAAGGTCTTTAAATGTCACTTTTGCTTGTGATCTAAGCGAGCGTAGTATAACACGAAGCGAGCGAAATATCAAGACCTCGTTGATATTTTGTAATACTAATACCAAACCAGTTCAGTATAAACTAGAACCGATAGTTTAGGTTCGATTTTTGTTATATAAGACACATAAATAACTGACACATATTGACAGTTATTATACAGTATGTTAGACTAACTCAGTAACACTTTCCAGGTACAATCCGATGACAGTTTCTTACTACAACCGTACAGAGCAAAGGTATAGAATAACGTTGGATATTACAGTTGAAGATGATTTTAATCCAAGACAAATTGACTGGCGTAAAGTATTACAATTAGAACCAAATGAGTCAGTAGAAAGTATTACTGAAGATCTGTCAAATCCCGTCAGTTGGTAATAACAGGGGGGTCGCATAAAGTGTCCTTATAGTGTACAGTGCTCTTGCAATCAGTGCATGAGTTACTGTTACTTTGTCAACCCTAATTAGCGGTCTTAATTATGTCAAACTCTAGCGCACAGTTTGTATCACCTAACTTCGCAGAATTCCTATTGGAAAATGCACAAAATGGTAATGAAATCCTTGCCGTATTAGATGATCTTTATGAGGTGCAATCTACCCCACTATAAGTAACAACAATTAAAGGACAAATAAGGGCGGAGTTACTAACACTCTGCCCTTTATAATATGTGCCACTAATTGTTACTTAGCATTTACACAGTTGTTGACACTTATTGTTTTATATGTTATGATGAGTTAGTGACAGTGTTTGGACAGTATTTTATGCCCCTTCGTTGTTAGCGTGCCGCGTCGCGTTGCCCGTTTTAAAAAAAGTGAAAGTCCCTAACCTACAAAAGTGGGTACATGCGAGATGTATATAAAAAAATTGCGAAAAAATTTTTTGACCTTCTCAGGTTTGCTATATAAAAAAATTCCCCCAGAAAAAATATGTCAGGATATACCCAAAACATAACGGGCGACCAAGAAGTTTATCACATATACATTAAAGGAGAATGCGTATATCATAGTTTAAACGAAGCAGAATTTAAGGAAACATTTACTCAATTAAAAGCATTAGTTGGGTTGATGAGGACAGATTATGCTGAGAAAGATATATCATATGAGAAAGTTTCAGCAGGTATAGGGGGAGGAGGAGGTACAATTACTTGGAAAGAACCAGAGGGTGGTGATAGTTATTAAGTAGGGAATATACGGTATTAAGAAAAAAGATTGACATATAGATATAATTACTCTATAATTGAAGTGAAGGTACTAAACTATTATGGCAAAAGGATTTACTGTTAAAGCCAATGCTCCCAAACCTAAAAAGAAGGATGAATGGAACATTGACGCGATTAAAAAAAGAATGAAAGGAAAGACAATTGTATTTTGTCTTCCAGGTCGTGGATGTTCATACATTTTTCTGAAAAATTTTGTGCAGTTATGCTTTGACATGGTTCAGAATGGTATGTCTATCCAGATATCCCAGGACTATTCATCGATGGTTAACTTTGCACGATGTAAGTGTCTTGGAGCAAATGTTCTCAGAGGACCTGATCAAATTCCTTGGGATGGAAAGTTAAAGTATGATTATCAATTATGGATTGACTCGGATATTGTCTTTGATACAAACAAATTCTGGCAGTTATGTGATCTTGCAGTACCAGCAGAAGCAGCTACCACAGATGAAGCAGGTAATATTGTAAGTTGGAATGAAGAACTTCTTAACCAACGTTCTATTACTGCTGGTTGGTATGCCACTGAGGATGGTGCAACTACTTCTGTTGCTCATTGGTTAGAGGAAGATGAATTCCGCAAAAACGGTGGTGTTATGAATCATGAGACCGTCGAAAGCATCTCGAAAAGAAAGAAACCATTTACTGTTGATTATACAGGATTTGGTTGGGTTCTTATTAAGAAGGGCGTATTTGAAGATCTTGAATATCCTTGGTTTGCTCCTAAGATGCAACAATTTGAATCTGGTGCAGTTCAGGATATGTGTGGGGAAGACGTTTCATTCTGTCTTGATGCAATTGAGAAAGGATGGGACATCTGGTGCGATCCTCGTATAAGGGTTGGTCACGAAAAAACTCGAATTATCTAAAACGGCGTTTCTCGAAGTAAATTATGGCAGTAAAAACTAAGCAAGGATCATGGGGTTCTTCAACATTTGTAGAAACAATCCCCAAGAAAACTCGACAAGGAAGAGGTAAACATACTAAATATGCCGCTTCCTCTCGAAATAGAGCAAAGAAAAAGTACCGCGGACAAGGAAAATAAATAATAAAGACCCGAAAGGGTCTTTTTTTAATACTAAGGTAGTAAAATGAAAGAATCTAATGATTTTCTTGATAATTTAGCGAACCATCAACACCAAAAAATGCTTCGCGAGATTGCAAATGATAAAATAACACCTAAAAAACGCGATACTAGGGTGCAAAATGACCTTTATGATGAAGATGGACTTGATTATGATGATCAAACTATGATTATTACGTAAAAATCCTTAATAAATAAAATATAATAACTTTATACTATCGTAATAAATGCCACTAGAACGAGTTAGTCAAGGTTTTAAGGATATTAGTATGACATTTAAGGTAAATCCCTTAAATAATGATCTAATTGGGCTTAAAAATAGTAATGCTATTGCTCGTTCTGTAAGAAATATTGTAATGACAGAACCCGGAGAGAAATTTTTCGATGAAGATTATGGATCTCGCATCTCCAAGTTACTTTTTGAGAATGTAGATGAAATTACTGCTTCTGAAATCAGAGATGAAATTGAATATTCTATCGTAAATTATGAACCTAGGGTTAATTTAATTAATGTAGAGGTAAATCCTAATTATGATAACTATGAATTTGATACAGTTATTAGATATGAAATTATAGGAGCTGACGTTCCTCCACAAGAACTATCATTCGCTTTGCAGCCGACTAGGTAAAATGCCATTAGTTAACTTTTCTAACCTTGATTTTGATCAAGTTAAGCTTTCGCTTAAAGATTATTTAAGATCAAATTCTAATTTTACAGATTATGACTTTGAAGGATCTAATCTTTCCTCAATTTTAGATGTTTTGGCATATAATACTTATATTTCATCATATAATGCAAATATGGTGACTAATGAAGTCTTTATTGATAGTGCAACACTACGAGAAAATGTAGTTTCATTAGCAAGAAATATTGGATATCTTCCTAGGTCCCGTAAAGCGTCTGTAGCGACTATTAACTTCTTTGTTGATGTAACTAGCGTAAACCCTGCTCCCGCTACTCTCACACTCAATAAGGGACCTGTGGCAGCGACTTCTGGAACGTTTGGTAATAATGCATATGTTTTCTCTATTTTGGAAGATATTACTGTTCCTATTGTTACAGATGCAGATGGAAATTCCTTTGCTAATTTTAATAATATTAAGGTTTATGAAGGAACATTATTAACTTCAACCTTTACATTTAGTGCATTAAACCCCGATCAACGATTTAACCTACCAAATACGGGAATTGATACCGATTTGTTAAATGTTACCGTTAGAGGGACTAGTTCTTCTACATCAGGTACAAAATATAGTTCTCAAAACAGTCTTTTTGATATTGGAAGTGAATCTAAGGTATATTATATTCAAGAAATTGCAGATGAGAGATATGAAATCTTTTTTGGAGACAATATTTTTGGAAAACAACTAGAAGAAGGAAATTATATTATAGCAGATTACATTGTTTCTAGTGGAGATGCCGCAAATGGCATTAATGCTTTTACATTTTCTGGAAAATTGAGTTATGTGCGAAATTCCTTAGATTATTCAGTCACTTCTGGTATTTCTTTAATCACTACTGTTCTTCAATCGTCTGGTGGGGAAAATATTGAGAGTGTAGACTCGGTTAAAAAGTTTGCACCTCGAATTTATGCTTCTCAAAACCGTGCAGTCAGTGCAAATGACTATGAAACACTAATTCCTGCTAAAATTTACCCCGAAACAGAGTCAATTTCTGTTTTTGGAGGTGAAGAATTAGTTCCACCTCAATATGGAAAGGTTTTTATTAGTATAAAACCCCGAACAGGTGATTTTTTACCTAATTTATTGAAAGAAAGTATTAAAAATAAGCTTAAAAAGTATGCAGTGGCGGGAATTGTCCCCGAAATTCTTGATTTAAAATATCTTTACCTTGAAGTGGACTCAAAAATCTATTATAACACCAATTTAGCTCCTTCGGGTGAGTATGTTTCCACATTAGTTCAACAAAATGCTACGGCATATGCGGAATCCACCGAATTGAATCGGTATGGTGCTCGATTTAAGTATAGTAAGTTTTTAAAAGTGATCGATGATAGTGATCAAGCAGTTACTTCTAATATTACAACAGTAGAAATGCGTCGTGATATGAGATGTGCTTTAAATTCACTGGCAGAGTATCAAATTGGATTTGGAAATGAATTTTATATTAAAAGTATGAATGGATATAATATAAAATCAACTGCATTTAGAATTCAAGGTATTTCAACTGATATTTACCTTTCTGATGTACCTAATACTAATGGAGAAAATGGATCTATTTTCTTCTTTACAGTTCCTACTGTCAATTCCACATCTCCTACTATTGTTAGAAGAAATGTTGGAACGATTAATTATAAGAGTGGGATAGTTACTTTAAATCCAATTAATATAGTTTCTGGGAAATTAAAGGATGGTCAAACTATTGTAGAAATATCGGCGTGTCCCAAATCCAATGATGTGATCGGATTACAGGATCTTTATTTACAACTAGATATTAATAGCAGTAATTTTGAAATGATTGTGGATGATATATCCTCAGGACTTGATCCCGCTGCATCATCATATACAGTAACATCAAGTTATCACAACGGGACATTAGTAAGATCATAAAATGTCAGAAAATAGAGTTAAGTTTAGTAACATAGTTCAGAATCAGCTTCCTGCATATGTGCGGGATGAGTTTCCATTAGTTGCGGAATTTTTTAAATCTTATTATCAAGGTCAAGAATATGAAAGTGGTCCTCTTGATCTAATCCAAAATATTGATCAATACGTTAAAGTACAGGAACAAACCAATCTTCAAACATCTGTTATTTTAAAGGATGCTATTACTCTTTGGGGTGAAACTATAAATGTTGATTTAGAACTATCCCCCAGAGGAACCAGAGGATTTCCCGAAACTTATGGTTTATTACAGATTGATGATGAAATCATTACATATACAAGTAAAACTGATTCTTCTTTTACAGGATGTATAAGAGGTTTTAGTGGAGTTACTTCATATCATAAAGATGGTAATCCCGAAGAGTTGGTCTTTACAGATTCCAATTTTGCCAATCATAAAGCGGGTGCTACAATTACTAATTTAAGTAATTTATTTTTAAAAGAATTTTTATTAAAGACAAAACGCCAACTTACTCCTGGATTATCTGATAGAGAGCTTCATAAGGACTTAGATCAAAATATCTTTATTAAACATGCAAAAGATTTTTACCTAACCAAAGGTAGTGATAAATCTTTTGAAATTTTATTTAAAGCATTATATAATGAAGATGTAAGAATAGTGAGACCAAAGGAATTTCTATTTACACCGTCAAATGCCAATTATAGAATTACTAATGATCTTGTAGTAGAACCAATTAGTGGAAATCCCTTAGATCTTAAGCATTCTACACTATTTCAAGAGCCTTTTGAAACTGATATTAATAAAGCATATGCTCCGATTACATCCGTAGAACCAATTGACGTTGGATTTGGTCAAACATACTATAAATTAAGTATTGATTCAGGATATAATAGAGATATTAGAGTTGATGGTGCAATTTATGGAGAATTTAACGTTTCACCAAAGACTCGTCTTATAGGAGAAGTTGGATCGGGTGTTACTTCGCTTATTGTTGACTCCACAGTGGGTTTTGGGGCAACAGGAGACCTTTATATTGAGTATAAGGATGGGACAACGGGTATTGCTTCTTATAAATCCAAATCTTTAAACCAATTCTTTGGTTTTGATAATATTACAGGTACAATTGCTAATGCGGCATCAATTGGAATCAATACTTTTGCTTATGGAGAATCTTTTAGTGATCCTGATGAGACAATTAAGGTTAGAATTAATGCTGTTTTAGGTAAATATGATATTGTTGATAATACTTACTACTATTCAAAAGGAGATACTGCTAAAATAAGAACTTTAGGTGTTGAAGACACTGAATTCAAATTTAAGAACTGGTTTTATAATGTTGCACCTCGTTATAAGGTAAAAAGTGTTAAATTAATTGATGCATCAGATTTAACTTATGAAATTGCCCTTAATGTAGATCATTATTTTAAATTAGGAGATGCTGCTACTCTTATTGATAATAATAAGGCTAAAAAGACCACATCTATTATTAGCGTACCTTCTGCTAAATCCATTACTATTAGAGGACAAGGTAATCTAGATCTTAATCAGACTTGGGAAATTGAACGGAATATTTTAACGGTTAATTCTAGTAGTTTTCCTGCTGCTTCTCTTTATACTTCCAATATTCAGAATGTTTATAAGGATAAGACTAATCTTTTAGTTGCTTCTCCTTCTCTTCCTTCATATAACAATCAACCCCTTGATGTTTACTCTCAAAGTGTTAGTTTTACCGGAACTTACGTTGGAGAGGAGTGGAATATAAGTCCATTTGGTGATCATGGATTTTATACAGGTGAAATGGTTTATTATATACCTGAAAAAATTAATTATGAATATTTTACTTCTATAGGAACTAAAAAAACTGGTATAAAGGTTAATTCTTCTTTATTTGCCGGGGATGTCGGATATATTGTCACAGGAATGGTGGGATCACAAGAAGTTGAAAATAGAATCCCTCCCAATGAAAAAATTTACTTTGTATCTCGTGTAGATGCTAATAATATTAAATTAGCCTTAAATCTGACCAATATTAGTACTGGTACATTTATTTCTCTTGATAATAATACGAATGTAACTAATTGCCAGATTTTACCGTTTGATTTTAGAAATAAAACTCTAGAGTCTCAAAATCTTTTAAGAAAATTTACTACACCCGATGATGATGGTACTTTAACAAAAACTGCACCTGGATTTACAGGTATGTTGATAAATGGTGTTCAAATTTGTAATTACAAATCTAGAAATGTCATTAATTATGGAAAACTTAATAAAATTGATGTTGTAAGTCCTGGTAGTGATTATGATATCATCAATCCCCCTGTTTTAAGTATTAGTGATAATGCAGGTATAGGTGCCACCGGATATGTTGCAGTTTCTGGAAATTTGAAGGACATTCGTATTTTAGATTCGGGATTTGATTATCAAGGAACTCCTGTTGTAACAATTACAGGTGGTAATGGATCTGGGGCTGTTGCCTCTATTAATATGAAGGAGGAAATTAATTCTGTTTCTTTTAATGCCCAAGGTGGAGGAATTTATCCCGAAGTTAACTTAAATTTAGATACTATTGGTTTTGGTACTTATCATAAATTTAGTTCTGGTGAAAGAGTGGTTTATGATACTAATAATCAGCAACCTATTGGTGGAATTACTACATCCTCTGTTTATTATGTTTCTTTAGTTGGATTAACTAGTGTTAAATTACATGCTAATCAGGGAGATGCTCTAATTGGTATTAATACCATTTCTTTGACTTCTCATGGTATTGGAAAACAATATATCAATTCTTATGATAAAAAATCAATTGTAGAAGGTATTAATGTTATTAGTTCTGGTTCGGGATATGAAAATAAGAAAAGAACTGTTAAAAGTGCAACAGGAATTAATACTTCATTAAATCAAATTGTTATTGATAATCATGATTATAAATCAGGAGAAGTTATCAATTATGTAGAGACTACTGATACTGTTATTGGAGGTCTTACTGTTGATACTGAATATTATGTAACTGCTATAGACGATAATAATTTTAAATTATCTGCAGTTGGTGTAGGAACTACTAATAACAATTTTTACTATGAATCCCAACAATATATTGATTTAACTTCGGTGGGTGTAGGGACACAGACATTTAATTATCCAGATATCTCCGTACAAGTAATTGGTAATGTAGGTATAGCATCTACAGGTACAGAAACATTTGAATGTGAGATACAACCCATATTTCGAGGAGAAATAACTTCTGTTCATTTAATGAGTAATGGAGTGGGATATGGAAATTCGGAAATTATTAATTTTAATAGAGAACCTCAGGTTAGATTAGGATCAGGACAAGATGCTCAATTATCTCCAATTATAGCTAATGGGGTTATTACTGAAGTAGTAGTTTTAAAACAAGGAGAGGGATATAATAGTCCTCCTACTTTAACTATTAATGGAGATGGTATAGGAGCTGTTATTACACCAGTTATGGTGGATAATAAGATTTCCGATGTAAATGTAATTCATGGTGGTAATGGTTATTCTCCTTCGACTACTAGTATTGAAATAGAATTTCCTGGGAGTGGAGTTGAGTTTGATCCTGATGTTCAAACTTGGACAATTAATTTATTTGAAAGACATCTTGCTAATTTTACTGCTGATGATGGATATATTCCAGAAGAATTTAATGTTGATAAAGGATTGCAGTATTCTGCTTTATATGCACCTAGAAAACTGAGAGAGTCTGTATATGCTACGGATCAAGGAGGAATTACTTTATATGGAGATAAAGATCTACAAATAGTTGGTGGAAAAGAAATAGAATCAGATCAACATTCTCCTATTTTAGGATGGGCATATGATGGCAATCCCATATATGGTCCTTATGGTTATGTCAAGAGATCGGGTGGTGTAGTTGCACAAATGAAGAGTGGTTATAGTCTTAATTCTCCTGATCAAAGACCACCTACTTCATTATATCCTCAAGGATTTTTTGTGGAAGATTATGTTTATAAAGAGGTAGAAGATCCTACGGTTCTTGATGAAAATAATGGAAGATTCTGTATAACTCCTGAATTCCCACAAGGAACTTATGCATATTTTACTACTATTAATAATGGATCAGCGGATTCTGGTGGAGTATTTGATGGATATAAGAGACCTATTTTCCCATACTTAATAGGTGCTAATTATGGTTCTATTCCAAATGAATTTAATTTTAGTCATAAATCTAATCAAAATAATGTTAATTTAGATAATTCTGTATGGAATAGAAATACTGCCCCTTATAATTTGATAGAAGGTGATGTGGAATATGAATATTTTTATATTCCTGATAAGTTATCTCAAACTATTGATATTAAATCTGTAACTCCTGGTGTAATTGAAAAGGTAGGAATTCTAACTGGTGGAGTTCTCTATCAGGTGGGAGATGCTGCGGTATTTGATAATACAGATACACAAGGATATGGAGCTGCTGCAAAGGTTTCTGTTATTGGTGGTAAGGATGTTGAGACTATAAGTGTTGGATCTAGTATTATTAGTAATGTTGAGATTTATCCTGGTAATATTAAAGGAGAGTATATTTTAAGATCACAAAATCCTCATAACTTTAAAAATGTTGATATTGTTAATGTTAGTGGACTTTCAACTACATCTTCTAAGATTGGGGGAGTCTATAATATAGGTGTTGCTACAAATAGATTTACTGTAACCGGTATTGGAACCGATGATAGTACAGGAATTGCCGCTACTGCTACGACAGGATTTGTAACATTCTTTAATGTAACCGGTGATTTGTCTTACCCTGCTATTGAACCTAATGATATTTTAAAAATTGGTGCTGAAAGGGTAAAAGTTCTTAATGTACAACCACAATTTGATAGGATAAGAGTTTTAAGAGCAGTTGATGGAACAATAGGTGCTGCTCATACTGTTACTTCAATTCTTTATCAAGATCAACGTCGTTTAACCATTAATGCGGGATTTAATACCACTTATAATTCTAACAGAAATACCCAAATCTATTTCAATCCTTCGGAAACAGTTGGATTAGGTACAACTGCTGCTGTTGGTATCGGAACTACTATTTCACTCTCTAATCCAGGAACTGGTATTAGTGAGATCTTTGTTCCTACCAAAACTCTTTATATTCCTGGTCATAATTTAAAAACTAACGATGAACTTACTTATTCTCCGAATGGTGGAAGTGGATTAGTAGTGTTGCGTCAAGAAGCTTCTTATCCTAGTGGAATATCTACATTGTCTGATGGCGACACTCTTTATGTTGCTAAAATTAATGATACCTTAATCGGATTATCAAGTGTTACTGTGGGAATGGGTACAACCGGTACATGGGTTGGAATTGCTACTACTGCTTCAAGTACGTTCTTCTTTACAGGTCTCGGAACGGGCGTATATCATAGTCTTAAGACTAATTATGACCCAATTACTGCTGAGTTAGAAAGGCACCTTGTAACTGTTTCTGGGGGGTCTACCCATGGTTTAACAAATAATGATAAGGTAACTGTTGATGTAAATCCCGGTGTCACGACTGATATTACCTTAAAGTATAATGATTATAGTAGAAGATTATTAGTTAATCCTAAATCATTTATTGCCTCAGGTGTTAATACTTCTACTGATACATTTACAATAACTAATCATGGATTTGTAACAGGACAAAAAGTTCTTTATACTGCGGATACTTCTATTATAGAAGGATTACAAAATGATGGAATATATTATATTGTAAGGACTGATGAGAATAACTTTAAGTTATCAGATACTCATTATAATTCAACCTTATCTAAACCATCTATTGTTGGAGTTGCAAGTACAGCAAGCGGAAATATTAATCCCATAAATCCACAACTTAAATTCTATAAGGATTCGACAGCTTCTTTCGATTTATCGGATTCTTCATTATCTTATACTATTCAAGGTACAACCTATCCTGCATTTGAACTTAATTTCTATACCGATCAGAACTTTACTAATTTATGGTATAAGTCGGCAGCAGATCCAAACTTTGCTGTGGATAGAATAGGAACCGTAGGATCGGTTGGTGCTAAGGTTAATTTGACTATTAATAAACACACTCCACTTTTGTATTATAGGTTGGATTATATCTATGAAAGTGATCTTCCTAATGTTAAGAAAGAAATAGTAGTTGATAAGGGCGTAAGTGCAGGAAATGAGATTATAACCACATCTTCACTTTATAATGGCGAACATGTTATTACAACTACTTCCACAACTGATTTTACTTATACTCTTACTAAATTACCTGAGCAACCTTCCTATGCATCTACTATTTCTAATGTAGTATATGACACTACTTCTACTAGTGCATTTGGACCCATTAAGAAGTTTGATATACTTAATAAAGGATCAAATTATTATTCTATTCCTGGTATTTCTACTATTACTTCTGTTGTAGGATCAACTGCAGTTGTTGAACCTTCGAGTACTTCTGTTGGTACTATTAAGAGAACTGAGATTAATAATATTGGATATAATTTCCCTTCTGATACTACTTTAAATCCTAGTATATTACTTCCTCAAATCATTGATATAGATCATCTTGCTGCCTTCCAGTCGATTGGAATAACATCTCAGGGTAGAGGATATCAAGCACCACCAAAACTTCTGGTATTTGATGGAAAGACTAAGAAGCAAGTTTCTAATGTAGATATTCGTTATAAATTAGGAGATCAGCAAGTTACTATTTACAGAAATCCCACAGGATTAAGTAGAGCATATGCTCCAACTATTATTCCCGTAGAGAATAGTAATGGTGTTGGTATTAGTACAGTTGGATTTAATACCATTACGAGAGATGCATTTGTTAAGTTAGGGGTAGGATTCAGTACAGAAAATGTGTTCCCACTTGAAGTAAATGACAAATTCCTTATAGAGGGTATTAGTGTTGGTGTAGGATCTACTGGAAAGAATTTTAATTCTGCAGATTATAATCACACTCTTTTCACCGTTACTTCGCTCGACAAGAACATTGGTGGTGTTGGTGCCACTATCACCTATAGTATGGCATCCTTAATTGATGAAGGAGTGGATATTGGTACATTTGATGCTGCTAATTCTTCGGGTCGCATCATTCCAGAAAAATACTTCCCTGTATTTGATATTCAATTAACTACTCAGGAATACTTAGAAGGAGAAACTGTTACTTCTGAGTCTGCTTCTGGTACAGTAGAGCAATGGGACTTTAATAATGAAATATTAAAGATATCCTCTGCAGATGATTTTAAAGTTGGTGAAGTTATTCGGGGAGAATCATCTACTACACAAGGAACTGCTACTTCTATAAGATCCTTTGATTCTACTATTACTTTGGATGCATCATCTAAGGTACTTCATGGATGGGAGACGGATTCAGGAGTTCTTAATTATAACATGCAAAGAGTTCAGGATAGTTTCTACTATCAGAATTTCTCTTATGCATTAAGATCCAGAGTAGCAGAAGAGAAATGGGATGATGTAGTAAGTTCCATCAATCATACTGCTGGATTTAAGAAGTTCTCCGATTATCAGATGGAGACTACTAATGAAAATAGTTCAATGGTAGTGGGATTAACTACTGGAACAACATCTCTTGAGGTGGTAACTGACTTAATAGGATTTGGTGATTTAAATTGTGTTGAAGACTTTGATTTAGTTACTGAGAATTCTTTAAATCTTCCTACTATTGTTTCTGATGAAATAATATTTTCAAATAGAATTCTGATGGATTATCAGGAGTCTGTTGGTAATAGAGTTCTCTCTATTGATGATATGAGTGGGACTTTTAATAGTAGTCCACGAGCAACTAAGTTTAGTGTAGTAGATACCTTTAAATTAGCAGATGTAAGAGCACAGAAATATATTACTTATGTCGTAGATCAAAGATATACCCAAGAAAGACAATTAATGATTGTTGATCTTCTACATGATGGTGCCTTCGGATATATTAACCAGTATGGAAGAGTTGAAACGGAATATGATCAAGGTTCCTTTGATTTTGCCATTACTGGTGATTTAGGACAATTACAATGGTACCCTAACAAGTTTAGTGTTAATGATTATGATATTACATGCTTATCTTATAATTTGAATGATAATTTCCTAGGAATAGGAACTACTGCTTTAAGTGATGTTGCAATAATTCAATCTTCTAGCACTAAGGTTCCAAGTGCAACTACAACTACAATTGTGGGCATTGCAAGTACTTATCGTTCTGCCAAGATCTTAGTTGAAATTACACCCGATGCCAGTGGTGATGGAACTATTAATAGTACGGAATGGCAATTTGATGAAGTTAATATTCTTCATGATGGATCGAATGTCCACCTTTTAGATTATGGTGAATTAATAACAACTCCTGGTGGATATTCGGGAGCTGGATTCGGAACCTATTATCCTTATATTGATGGAACGGATTTAAAGGTTGATTTTGTTCCTAATGCTGGTATTGGTACAACTTGTGTCGTTAATACCATCTACGTCGCCATAGCACAGACCTCTTCTGGTATTGGTACTATTCAAATGAACCATGCTTTAATAGAGGCAAGAACAAAAGATATTGCTGCTTCTGGAACTCCTATAGCAGTACCAGTTGCTGAGTATTCAAATGATTATAATGGAGCACATTTCTTAGTTCAAGTAACTGATACAACTAATAATCATTATCAAACATCGGAAATTATTGTTGTTGATAATTACATTGAAGATCCTTCTGTTACTGTTCAAACTTATGATACTGAATATGCAACTATTAATAGTCATTCGGATCTAGGTATTTTTAGTAGTAGTATTAGTGGTTTAGGAACCGTTTCTTTATACTTCCAACCTAATGCCAGTATTGCGGTAGAAGTTAAGACTTACATGAATGCATTAAAGAATGTTCTTGCATCTAAGGATGAAATAGACTTTACTAATGCAACTATTGAGAGTGGATTTGAAACTTATACTGGTACAGAAAGAGATATTAAGAGATCCTTTAATTTAACTCATCAGAATTATAATATCTTTGAAAGATATTTCTTAGCAAATGATAGTGCTATTGTAAGTGCTGATGATAATAGTGTTACGATTCCGAATCATTTCTGGGTTACTGGTGAGAAAATTACTTATAATCATGTAGGGACTTCTAATTCTGGTATTGGAATTGCATCTACTGACGGCTTCGTGGGAGTAGGAACGACGACCTTCTTACCATCAGAAGTATTTGTTGTTAAAGTTAATGATGATACTATTAAGTTTGCTGAAACAGCAGAAAAAGCATTAAAGGTTGTACCGGAGACAGTAGATATTACCAGTGTTGGTATTGGTACTTCTCACAGATTTATTTCTCAGAAGCAGAATCAAAAGGTATTGATGGCACTGGATAATATTATTCAGTCGCCTGTTGTTTCTACTGCTGTTACCACCACTCTTTCCAACGAACTTTTAGGTGTGCAAAATATTGCTGAGTTTAGTGGAATAACTTCATTCTTTGGTGCGGATCTTATTAAAATTGATGATGAGATCATGAAGATTGAAGGAGTTGGTATTGGTAGTACCAACTTTATTAGACTGCGTAGGGAATGGTTAGGAACGACCCTGGCAGGTCATGGAACAGATTCTTTAGTAACTAAGGTTATTGGTAACTATAATATTGTTAATAATCTTCTAACGTTCACTGAAGCACCTTATGGAAACGTTCCTATAAGTAGTACTACTAATCCACCTGATGATAGAGATTGGGTTGGAATTTCCACTGGATCTCATTTCCAAGGAAGAACCTTTATGCGTTCTGGGGAAACTAATAGTAGTAATGAATCTTATTCAGAAAATTTAATTTTTGATAGTCTTTCTAATCAATTTAATGGAATTAATGATACATTTACATTAAAATCAAATAATGAGAATGTTTCAGGTATTCAAACTGATTCTATTATTCTTGTCAATGATATTTTCCAAGCAAATGGCAGTACTTATCAGTATACCATTGCAGAAAGTTCTGGTATTTCTTCTATCACCTTTACAGGAACTGCAACTTCTATTGCTTCTGATCCTGGTGGTTCAAATCTTCCAATGGGTGGAGTTATTGTTAGTGTTGGTTCTAGTGAAGGATTTGGTTATCAACCATTAGTGGCAGCGGGTGGAACAGCAATTGTTTCTACTGCTGGTACTGTAAGTTCTATTAGTCTTGGATATACAGGGTCTGGATATAGGTCCGGTATTCAAACAGTTAATGTTGCTATTAAGACAGAAAGTTTAACAGGTGCGAATATTGTTTCAATCGGTACTGCATCTATTGTCGATGGTTATATTACCGGTGTTGCTGTAACTAATCCTCATGTATTTGGTAAAGCGAAGAGTATTGCACATGTCGGTTATAGTACTGCTCAAGGACTTACAACTGTTACTACCCATCTTCCACATGAATTATCTCTAGGAGATGAGATAGATCTTTCTGGAATTGCATTTACTTGTTCTTATTCTCCACGTTTGGGTATTACTAATGTGGGATATGACACGGTAACTGGTATTATGACGGTTACAACTGCTGCTGCTCATGGTTATAATACTACAGGTAAAACAAGTCGTGTTATCTTTACTGGACTTGCATTTACTTGTGGTTTAGATAATGGAGAATCCACTCATTATTATCCACGAGGTCAAGACTTAGCATACGATACTGCAGTTGAAGTTATAAAGAATGGAACTCTTAAGACTGTTACTAATGCTGCATATAATCCTGTAACAGGTATTATGACTGTTACTGTTCCTTCTCATGGATTGAGTAATGGTGATAAAGTTCTATTAGAGAATAATTCTATTCAATTTATTTGTGAGAAGGATGGTGGAAAGACTGCTCATAGTTATCCTAGACCAAGTGATCCTATTGCTGGACAGTGGGTAACAATTTCTAATAAGACTACCAATACTTTTAGAATTCAAGTTTTAAGTGTAGCACCTTCTACTAATGTAGGAATTCATACCTTCGTGGGTTCCACTCCTAATGGCATTACTCTACATGATGATAAGATTAGTGTTAATGTAGGATATGGTGGTCCTGCTGATCAATTTGCACATACTTTTGTTGGTATAGGAACTAGTGCTGTTATAACTGGTGGAGATTATACACATCAATTTGTAAGTGCAGCAAGTAGTGCGGTAGTTACTGGTGGTAATTACACTCATACTTTTGTAAGTGCTGTGGGTGGTGGAGTTACAGTGACAGGAATAGGTACTACCACTCCTACTGCGGCTTCTTATGATGCATCAACTGGCGAGTTAGTATTAACGGTTGGAGCAGGTCATACGTACACAACGGATGATACTGTAGGATTCTCAACCAATGCAATAGTCTTTACATGTTCCTTAGATGGAAATACAAGTGCTCATGCTTATCCTCGTTCTAGTGATCCTATTACGGGAATGGGAGTTACCGCAATTACTGGTGTAGGTGATACAACTATTACCGTTAATGTTGGATCTTCACCATTATCTTACTATAATGTTTCTGATGCTAGTTACACTGCATCTACTGGAGAACTTGCTTTAACTATTGGTAATCATAGTCTTACGGGACCCAGTACTCATACCGTAACTGCTGCTCAGTATAATCCTGTATCAGGTATTATGACTGTTTTCGTTGGAACGGCAAATTCATTCTCTAGTGGAGATAAGGTTCGGTTTGATAATGATTCATTGACCTTTACTTGTGCATTAGATGGGCATACTGCTAATAAGACATATCCAAGATCTGGTTCAGGAAGTACTACCGATCCATTTAGTGGAAAATGGAGATCTATTTCTGGTATAGGTAGTACTTCATTTGAAGTTCAAGTGTTAGACACTATTCCTTCTTCTTACACTGGGGTTCATACTTTTGTATCTGCTTCTGCTGGTGGACTTCATAAGATGGGTGAATCGGTTAAGATTGAACAGGATAGTTTAACATTTAGATGCTCCATGGATGATTATGCTACTTTGCATACTTATCCACGATATAGTGATCCGGGATTTAGTACTTGCTTAGGAATTACTACTGTAAGTTCTAATACCATTACTTTAAATGTTGGTGTATCTACTATAGTCAAATATGACGTAACCGCAGCAGATTACTTCCCTGCCACTGGTATTATGACAATGACTATTGGCGATCATACTTTACGTAAGGGAAGCAGCATTAAGATTGCTACTGAATCTCTTAAATTTACATGTGCTAAGGATGGTGGAATTACCACTCACAGATATCCTAGAAAACCAGATCCAACTTATAGTGGAGTAGATGTTACTGCTGTTAATAGCACCACTGAATTTGAGGTTAATGTTGGTCCATCTACTGTACCTACTTTCTATGTTGGTTTAGGATCGGTACAAGGAGCAATCATGGCTCCAAGAGCAAATAACTTCTCAGCAAGTAAGACTGATCCTGCTTCAGGTGGAACTACTGTTCTAAGAGTATTAGATAATAAGACATTTGAAGTTAATACTGGTGTATCTACTCTAGAACACTTCTATGCGCGAGGAGGATCTTTGCAACGTTCATTAGAAGTTGTATTTGATGATCCTACTTCCTATTCTAATATACCTTTACAATATGCTTCTGGTTATAGTGGAATAGGAACTGCTGCTACTATTGATGTAGTTGTAGGGCAAGGATCTAGTATTATTAATTTTAGAGTTGATGAAACAGGATATGGTTATGGAAATGGGGAATTCCTTACCGTTCCTATTGGGGGAACAACGGGTATTCCAACTACTTCTTCTTATAGTGAATTCCTTGTTGAAATAACTGAAACCTTCAATGATGAATTTACTGGATGGTCTATTGGACTTCTTCAGGTACTGGATAACTGGGATGATGATTTTGATGGTGACACTACTACTTTCCAATTAACTGAAAATGGGGGAGATTTAATTTCAATCCGTTCACGTAAAGGATCTCAAATTAATGTTCAAGATGTTCTTCTTATTTGGATTAATGATATCCTTCAAGTTCCTGGTAAGGGATATAAATTTGATGGTGGTAGTATAGTTACTTTCACAGAAGCACCTAAGAAAGATGATACATCTAAGGTAATCTTCTATAAGGGAAGTGGAGCTGCTGATGTAGTTGATAGAGAAATTATTGAAACTGTTAAAAAAGGTGATACCCTAACTATTGGACGTTTACCTGATCAATTTGAGTATTTGGTAGAAGATCCAAGAACTGTTATGCAGGTAGATTCTACTGATGTTGTTAGTACCAATCCATATTATGGCCCCGGTAACACTGCAGATGAATCTTTAGAAAGACCTGTTAAATGGTGTAGACAGACTGAGGATAAGATTATTAATGAAATACCTATTGGTAAAGATAGAGAACATTATGAACCTCAAATTCATCCATTTGCATATATCACTAAAACAGTCGGTATTGGATCTACTACAATCTATGTTGACTCTTTACGACCATTATTTGATACTTATAATGAGAAAGAAGATAAGACTCAATTATCTTTCCAAGATAAAGTGAAATTTATCAAACAGGAAACTCTCACAGGTGCTGCTGGAACTGCTATTGTTTCTGCTGCTGGTACAATTTCTTCTATTGATATTACGGAGGGTGGTGTTGGATATAGCACTGCGGTTGTAAGTATTGCTTCTACAGTAGGAGTTGGTACAACTACTCAAGCAATGGGAAGTGTAACTATAAGTGGTGTGGGAACAGTAACTGGGGTTGCTATTACTAATCCTGGTGTTGGATATACTTGGACTGATGTTCCTTCTGTTCTTATTAGTCATCCTGTATTAACTGATGAAGATAACCCAGTAGGCACATACTCAGGTGATCAGGGAAATATTGTTGGTTTCGGAACTACCACTATTGCTTCGGGAACTCAATTAATATTTGATCTCTTTATTCCATTCGACTCATTCATGAGGGATGGTAATCTTACAGGAACTGCAGTTACTGTAAGTGGAATAGGAACTGATGATTACTTTGTGGTCAGTAACTCCAATATGGGTACAGGATCTACTTCTATTACTTCACTTGATGTAGATGACAATACAGTTGGAATAGGAACATCATTTGTAGATAATGTTTATCAAGTAAATAGTACTGAGGAGATTGATAAAGTAATTGGTGGTGGAACAACTACTATTCGACGAGTCTTTGTAAAAGTTGATGGTAATGGTCCTCATGGATTAAGTACTACATCTGGAATATCAACTTCTGACTATATGGGAACCTATAGTTGGGGAAGAATAGATCTTACTTCAAGAGCAGGATTAAATTCTTATACTGCATACACACAAAGTGGAATCACTGGTATTACTACATCTCTTATCGTAGAAAGGTTTAATCCTCTTAGATATAAGGGATATCAGGAACATTAGTATCTTTTTCTTAATAAATAACTAAAAAAATAATGCTATCAAAATGGCTGCCATTATAACCGATCAGATTAGAATATTAAATGCAAAGAATTTTGTTGCTGGTGTAACAACCACTGATAATGCATATTATTCTTTCATAGGGTTACCTAATCCCACTGATTATGAATCTGATTGGGATACTGATCCTCCTTCCCCTAAGGATAGTTTTGAACAAGAAGATTCTTATTGGGATAATATGATTGCTCTGAAGAAGATTACTTCTTCTGATGTAAGACAAGTAGTGCCTAGAAGAGTATGGACATCAGGCACTACCTATGACATGTATCGGAGTGATTATAGTAGAACAAACACTGCAAAGGTATCCGGAGCAACTAACTTATATTCTGCTAATTATTTTGTTATAAACAGTGATTATAGAGTTTATGAATGTCTTCAGAATGGGATAGATCCGGATAATCCAAATGGAAGGCCATCATTAGATGAACCCACATTTACTGATTTAGAACCTCGTAGTGCAGGTAGTAGTGGAGATGGTTATATATGGAAATATCTTTATACCATTAAACCCAGTGATATTATCAAATTTGAATCAACTGATTATATTCCTGTTCCTGCTGATTGGGAAACTAGTGGGGATAATGCGGCTGTGAGGGATAATGCAGTAGATGGTTCAATTAAAATTGTTACTGTAACTGATGCTGGTGTTGGTTTAGGTACAGCAAATGCTACTTATACGAAAGTTCCTATTAAAGGAAATGGTTCAGGGGCAGAATGTACTATAGTTATGGATGCGGCATCACAAGTAAAGAATGTCACTGTTTCTAATCAAGGATCGGGGTATACCTTTGGTAGTTTGGATTTACTTGCTGGTGGTGTTCCAACAGGAACTACTCGTCCTGAATTTAATGTTATTATTTCTCCACCGGGTGGACATGGAGCAAATATTTACCGTGAATTAGGTGCATATAATGTACTTCTTTATTCTAGAATTGAAAATGATAATGAAAATCCTGATTTCATTACAGATAATCAAATTGCTAGGGTCGGTGTAGTATGCAATCCTCAATCATTTGATAGTACATCTTTACTAAGTTTGGATAAAGCTACAGCAACAGGAGCATTAAGATTAGCAGGTGCTGGTTATAGTAGTGCTACTTTCGTTGCTGACTCTTATTTTACACAAACTATTGCTACTGGTAGTACTGCTGTGGCAAGAGTGGTTAATTACAATCAAACAACTGGTGTTCTTAAGTATTGGCAAGATAGAGATCTTGCGGGATTTACTACAGCAGGAATAGGAGTTACTCAACCACAGTATGGATTTAAACTTAATGCTTTTACTGGTGATCCGGGGAGTGGGGGAAGTTTAACTATTACTCCTTCTACGGGATCGGATTTGGGTATCGATACTGCATTTAGTGGTCTCTCTACCGTAATAAATAATAAAACATACTACTTGGGTCAAGAATTTACTGACGGCATTGGAAACCCTGAAGTTAAAAAATATTCAGGAAATATAATTTATGTGGATAATAGACCATCTATTACTCGTTCATCTACCCAAAAAGAAGATATCAAAGTTATCTTGCAATTCTAAAAAATTATGTCGCAGCTAACAAATCTAAACGTATCGCCATATTTTGACGACTTTGATGCGGATAACGATTATTATCGCATATTATTTAAACCTGGTTATCCTGTACAGGCGAGAGAACTAACTGGTTTGCAGTCGATGCTGCAGAATCAGATTGAGAAATTTGGGCAGCATTTCTTTAAAGAAGGTAGTAAGGTAATTCCTGGAAATACTTCATATACAAAAGAATATAAGTGCATTCAATTAAATAATAATTTTCAAGGAGTACCGGTATCGGCTTATGCAGATCAGTTAATCGGTGCCACTATCACGGGACAAACATCAGGAGTTACAGCAACAGTTAATAAAATATTATTACCAGAAGATTCGGAAAACGGAAATCTGACTCTTTATATTAATTATTTGGGATCTAGTACTACTAATAATTCTACGGAAACTTTTTCTGATGCGGAATCTTTAACTTCTAATGTTACCATTACATCTGGATTATTAGGAAATACTTCTATTTCCATTGGAAGTCCTTTTGCTGCTACTTTATCACAAAATGCTGCTGCAACAGGATCGGCATTTCATGTAGAGAATGGAATTTATTTCGTAAGAGGTAATTTTTGTGCCGTAGAATCAGAAACTCTTATATTAGATCAATATAGTAACACATCTTCTTATAGGGTTGGATTTAATATTTTAGAAGAAATAATCACACCCGACTTAGATGAGACTTTAAATGATAATTCACAAGGATTCAATAACTATGCTGCACCAGGTGCTGATAGACTTAAAATTACTCTTTCTTTATTTAAAAAAGAATTGGATGATTTTGATGATGAAAGTTTTGTAGAATTAGCAACGGTTAATACAGGTGAATTAAGAACTAAAAAGAATACGACTGAGTATAGTATTATAGCAGATGAGTTAGCTCGTCGTACTTATGCCGAGTCTGGTGATTACTATGTAAAACCTTTTGATGTTAGATTTGTCAATTCTTTGAATAATAATGTTGGAAATCAAGGAATTTTTCAAGAGGGTCAATTTACATATGGAGGAGCTACTCCATCTGATGATTTAGGTCTTTATCTTGTATCACCAGGAAAAGCATTTGTTAAAGGATATGAAATTGAAACTATTTCTCCAGAATATCTTGATGCAGATAAACCAAGAACAACTAAAACTTTACAAGATCAAGGACTTGAATATAATACTGGTCCCACATTAAGATTAAATTCTGTTTATGGTCATCCTACTATTGGAATTGGAAATACTTATGTTTTAAGTTTAAGAGATCAAAGACTAGGTGTTACTTCTACTACTATAGCAGGAAAAGAGATTGGTCAGGCACGAGTTTATGACATTTCTCTGGAATCAGGTACTTATGAAAAGACTACGAATGATGCTGTAAATCAATGGGATATTTCTCTTTATGATGTGCAGACTGTAACTGATCTTGCTATTAATCAAGCTCCTAGTTCTACTGATACCTGGAGTGCTGGAACTTTTGTTAAAGGAAAAAATAGTGGGGCAACTGGTTTTTTAAGATATGCTGTTTCTGCTGGAACTGCATTAACAGTTACTCAAACTACGGGTAATTTTGTTAAAAATGAATCTCTTAGTTTTAATGGAATTCAGAATGGAAGAGTTGCAATAGCAGTTACAGAATATGGGATTTCCAATGTTAAGTCGGTATATGCAACCAATAATGGTATAAGTGGAATTAATACTTTTACTGCTAATACTGTACAATCTACTTCCTTTAATATTGGAATAGCTACTATTAGTCCTGGTAAAGGTGCAAATTATATTAGTACGGTTAGAAGTCCTAATACATTATTCCCCGGTACTGGTGATGTTATTAGAATAAATGATTTGGTAGAATATGGGGATATGAGTGTAAACCTCATAGGTGATCCTGTTATGGGAAGGGTTGTTAGTGTAGGAACTAGTGAAATTACTATAACAGGTGTCACCACTGTTACTAATATTGTGGATGGTAAATTACCTCTTTCACCATTTACTGCAAATGATTTTAGAGTGGTAAGAACCAATTTACAAGATTCTCTGGATAATACTCTTTATACAGTTCTTCCTAGGGAAAATGTTTCTAATGTTGATCTTACCGATGCTTCTCTTACTATAAGAAATGTTTATTCTGATGAAACAATTGCTGCTAATAGAGTAGCAAATCAATTAGTATCTGGGGAGAATAAAACTTTCTTACCCTTTGATGAAGAAAGATATGCGGTTATTAGATCAGATGGAATTACAGAGGAGATAAACTCTACTAATTTTGTATTTGGTAATGGAATGACTACTTTGGATATCATTGGTCTTCCTACTGAAACAGATAGTGGGAATGTACAGATTGTTACTACTTTAAAGAAATTAAAGCCTACTTCCAAAACTAAGATTAGAAAGCGTGTCAATTCTATCGTTGTTGACAAATCAAATCTAGTGGGATCGGGTATTGGAACTACTACCACTCAGAATGGTTTGGAGTATGGTGACTTCCCCTATGGAACCAGAGTCGAAGATGATACTATTTCATTACGTACTCCTGATATTATTGGTCTTCATGGTATTTTTGAAACTACTGAAACTGAGGGAACCCCTTCTGCACCAACAATGGATCTCTCCTCCATTAATAGTGCAACCACAACTACCAGTGAATATATTGTAGGAGAACAAATTATTGGTCAAACCAGTAATAGTATTGCTATAGTTGCAGAAAAATCAGATGCCGATACTCTTACTTTCATCTATAAGAATGCTAATGAATTCAAAGAAGGTGAAACTATTATATCTCAAGAATCTAATATTCAAGCGGTAATTACTACATTAAATAATAGTAGTTTTAATATAACTGGAAATTATACATTTGATAATGGTCAAGAACTTACAATTTATAATTATGGATCTGTTGTTAGAAATAATAATGCAGAACCTCCCTCTAAGAAAATAAAGATTTATTTTGAAAGTGCTCATTACGATTCTACGGATACCGGAGATATTACTACCGTAGATTCCTATAATACATTTAATTATGGAACACAGATTCCCTCTGTTAATGGAGTTAGAAATAGTGATATAATTGATATTAGACCCAGAGTGTCGGATTATACCGTAACTTCTGGTGGAAATTCACCTCTTACTTTTGCTGGAAGATCTTTTGATGGAGATGGTAATTCAGCAGCTAATATGTTAGCTTCTGATGAATCTATTGTTCTCGATTTTACCTTCTACTTAGGTAGAATTGATAGAATATTCTTAACTAAGGACGGAAATTTCCAAGTCATTTATGGAACACCAGCTGAACAACCTGAAAGACCTCTACCCATTGATGATGCTATAGAAGTAGCTAGTGCTCAACTTCCTCCATATCTTTATAATGTTAGTGATGCGGTAATTAATTTCTTTGAATATAAGAGATATCGCATGAAGGATATCCAAAGATTAGAGACGAGAATTCAGAATCTAGAATATTATACTGCTTTATCTTTACTTGAAGTTAGTACTTCTAGTTTCTTTGTTCCTGATTCTGATGGATTGGATAGATTTAAATCGGGATTCTTTGTTGATAATTTTGAATCTTTCCAGTCTCAAGATACTGCTATCCCCGTTAAGAATAGTATTGATAGAAACAATAAAGAACTTAGACCAGAGCATTATACCAGTTCAGTTGATTTACAATTCGGTCCTGTTGTTAATGTAGATAGTGCGGAAGATACTCAATTTAGTACTATTGAGGGTATTAATATACGTAAGCATCCTTCACAGATGATTACATTAGATTATTCGGAGACTGAATACTTAAAACAAGTATTTGGATCTAGAACAGAATCTATAACACCTTTTATTGTTGCTTATTGGAATGGTATTGTTGAATTAACTCCTGAATCGGATACTTGGATTAATACTAGAAGGTTAGAAGCTCGGATTCTTATCGAAGAAGGAAACTTTGCTTCTACATTTGCTAATCTTGTTAGAAATCAAGGATGGAGTCAAAATGGATTTGGTCCTAATGTATGGGGTTCATGGAATACCTTCTGGACTGGAACTGAAAGGAATTGGGTTGGTGGAGTAAGAAGTAGTAGTAGTACTAGCAGTAATACAAGCCAGGAAGGAGATTTTGCTGTAACCAGAACTACCACTACTACCCATCGCTCTCGAAGACAGGAAATTGTTCAAACAACAAGATCTCGAAGGAGTGGTACACGACAACAGATTGTTCAAGATTTCTCTCAAAGACGTTCGGAAGGAGACCGATTAGTTAGTAGGGAAGTAATACCCTTTATGAGATCTCGTAATGTTGAGTTTGTTTCTCAACAGAATAAACCTCTAACCAGATTATATCCATTTTTTGAAGGTGTGGATGTAGAAGAGTATTGTGTACCTAAGCTTTTAGAAATTGAAATGACATCTGGTACTTTCCAGGTGGGAGAAACTGTTGAGGGTGTTATACAAGGAACAGGATTAGGTCCTAATAATACAACTACTCCGAATATAAGATTCAGAGTTGCACAATCTAATCATAAAGAAGGTGCATATAATATTCCTACAAAAACTTTTGGTGCTAATCCATACGTCACATCTCAATTAGTTCAATCTCAATATTCTTCTACTTCTACATTATTAAATGTAGATACCTTCTCATTGGCACAGCAAGCACAAGGACAATATTATGGGTGGGTTGCCAATGGTATGGTTCTTACAGGAAGATCAAGTGGTGCTCAGGCAAAAATAGTTAATATGAGATTGGTTTCTGATTTGGGTGGTTTCGTAGGCGGATCTTTCTTTATACCCGATCCCAATAATCCAAATCATCCCTCATTTACAGTGGGTGAAAAGGTATTCCGATTTAGTAGCGATCCTCAAAATGGACCTAATGCAACTTCTTCTTCCGAAGATGATTTCTCATCCATAGGATACTTAGAAACTATTCAAGAGACTATTATTGCTACTAGAAATGCAAGAATTCTCACTCATAGTATTTCCGACCAACGCTCGAACAGCAGGGTAATAGGCAGTGAATGGAGGAGTTTAGGATCTTCATCGCGTACTAGTACTTCCAGACAACAAAACCGTTGGAATGATTGTGATCCTTTAGCACAATCATTTAAGGTTAATGAAGAAACTGGTATATTCTTAACTAAATGTGATATATTCTTCTCTAGTAAATCAGTTGATGAACTTCCTGTTGTGTTCTCTATCAGGACTATGCTTGCTGGTGTACCAACTACAAATATTATTCCTTTGAGTGAAGTAGCATTAGATCCATCCCAAGTTAATGTCTCTACTGATGGTTCCGTAGCTACTACTTTTGAATTTGAAGCACCAATTTATTTGGAAGGTAATCAGGAATATGCGATAGTAATGTTATCTAATTCTGCTCAATATGCTGCTTTTATTTCTAGAGTAGGGGAAAATGATTTATTAACAGGTAATTATATTGCTAATCAGCCTACTTTGGGATCAATGTTTAAATCTCAAAATGCTTCTACATGGGAACCAAGTCAATGGGAAGATCTCAAATATACTCTTTATAGGGCAGAATTTGTTGAATCTGGAACTTTTGAGGTTTATAGTCCAGAATTGACAGAAGGAAATGATCAAATTCCTCAACTTCCCCCACAACCATTAGAAATATATTCTAGACAATTAAGAGTTGGTTTAGGAACGACTCTTTCAGATAATGGATATGTGATGGGTAATACATTCTATCAAGAAGGAACTAATGCAACGGGTAATCTTGCTGCGGTGGCTGGTGCTGCATTCACTAGTTTGAATATCATTAATGCAGGTATTGGATATACTCCATTGGATGGACAATTCCAATTTAATGGTGTAGTTCTTGATAGTGTTACTGGTAATGGTAGAGGAGCAACGGCTGATCTTTATATTTCTAATGGAGTTGCAATTGCTGCAACGGTATCTATTGGAGGTACAGGATATAAAGTAGGAGATGTTCTTGGTATTACAACTGTGGGACTTGCTTCTGTTGGAAGAAATGCTAGATTCTCTATTACTTCTATTGGTAGTACAAATGAACTTCTTTTAGAGAATGTTCAAGGTAACTTTATAGTGGGTACTGCAAATACTCTCTTCTATTATAAGAATAGTGCAGCAGTAGGCGTAGCAACTGAATTAAATTATTCTGCTGGTGGAGATGTCCAAATCGTTCAAACTAATACAGTTAGTGATGGTTTACATATTAAGGTAAATCACAAGAATCATGGAATGTACTTTACTAAGAATAATGTAGAAATTTCGGGTGTAGAATCTGATATTTTGCCGACTAAATTATCCACTGCATATAATGTAGGAGATACAGGAAATATATCTGTTGCGGAAGCTTCTAATTTCTCTACATTTGAAAATGTAAGTGTTGGTACTACTAACTATGGTTATATGAAGATTGGGGATGAGATTATTTCTTATAGTTCTGTTAATGGAAATACGATTGGGGTAAGTACGAGAGGTATCTCAAATACTGTTAAGAAATCATATCCAGTGGGAACTCCTGTTCACAAGTATGAAATAGGTGGAGTTAACTTGTTAAGAGTTAATACTACTCATGGATTATCTACCACCACTGCCGCCTATCCAAATGCTACCAGTATAGACACTTCTGGTGCCATTACATTTGATTCTTATAATATTAAGTTGGATATGTCGAAAAATGGTACTTCAAGAAATACTGATGTAGGTTGGCCTGCTCTGTATCTTAATAATTCCAAATCTACTGGTGGATATAAGGTAAGAGCAACTCAAAATATGCCATATGAACTTATTACTCCAATGGTTCAGAATATAACAGTTCCTGCTACAACATTAAGTGCTACTGCACGGATGATTGATGCGAAGAGTATAAGTGGAAATGAAATTCCTTATATACAAACTGATTCTGAATCTTTAACATTAAATCAAACTAATTATTTGGATAGTCCCAGAATTATTGCTTCTAAACTTAATGAAGATACATTCTTATCGGATATAAAGGGAAGTAAATCGTTGCAAATGACTATTGCACTTAATACCGCTGAGAATCATGTAAGTCCTGTAGTTGATGGTCAAAGAATGAGTACCATTCTTACTTCTAATAGGGTTAATGATATTATTGTAAATTATGCAACAGATGATAGGGTAAGTACAGTGGAGACTGATCCTACTTCTTGTCAGTATGTCTCCAAGGAAATGTTATTGGAAAATCATGCAACATCATTAAAGGTAATCTTATCTGCTCATCTTCATGAAAATGCAGATATTAGATTATTCTATTCAGTTCATAATAAAGAAGCAGTGGAACCAATCTTTGTTCCTTTCCCTGGATATCAAAACCTTAATAATAGAGGGCAAGTGATTGCACAGGAGGATAATAATGGTCTTCCTGATAAATTTGTTCCTAAATCTAATTCTTCTGGATTTGATGGAGAGAATTTAGAATTTAGAGATTATACATTTAGTGTTGATCAATTACCTTCATTCCGAGCATATAGAATTAAGATTTTGATGACTTCGGAAAGTCAAGTTTATGTACCACGAGTGAAGGATCTCCGCGTAATTGCACTAGCTTAAAATGAAATATTACGGAGTTAAAGGACATGTTGATTTACTCAGAAATGCTGAGACAGGTGCAATTGTGAATAATAATGATTTAGATTATGAAAAGTATGTGGCACGACGGGAGGCCAAAAAAGAACAAGTTCAACATTCGGAAAATATTGAACAAGATCTTGTTAATTTAAAAAATGAAATGAATGAGATAAAATCTTTACTTAAGGAGTTAGTGTCAAATGTCAACTAAGAGCTTTACATTTGATCCCGAAGCAGGAGTACCCTCAGCGGCTGATTTAGCCCTTTATGGTGGTGCTAATTTTAGAAACATTTTTAATGTAACTACTACGTCAAATACCAAATATGATTTAACAGGATGGACAGGATCTGCTCAAATGAGAAAAAGTACCAGCGTTGGATCAACAACAGTTGCTGCTGCTACTTTTACCGTAGGATTTACAAGTGCTTATGATGGACAATTTACTATTTCATTAGGTACAACGGCAACCAGAAGTCTTGCAGAAGGAAGATATGAATATAATATATTAATGACTCCTGAGGTTGAAACTAAATCAGTTCTTGATACTGCTATTGCGGTGGGATCAACAGTAGGAGTAGGAAGTACCGCCTTTACTGTTAATTCTATTACAAATGTTGCAGTAGGTGATTCAATAACTGTAGGATCTGCCCTAACAGATGTATATGTTAATGCGGTTGAATCTTCGGGTGGATTATCTACATCTTATATTGGAAGTGCTTCTACTTCTCCATTAGAGGTATTACCAGGCACAGCAGTTACTTTTACTAGAGCAGGAAGTGCAACTACTGTTTATAATATGGTAAATGGTAATATCCTCGTTTATGCGGGTATTGCTTCTGCACCCTAAATATTATAAGAGGATACTTGTCTAAATGTCCAAACCAGCTTCCAGATCACAATTTATAGATTACTGTAAGAGACAGTTAGGTGCTCCTGTACTGGAAATTAATGTTGCCGATGAGCAAATAGAGGATATTGTAGATGATGCTATTCAATATTTTCAAGAAAGACATTTCGATGGTGTAGCACAGACCTATTTAAAATATCAAGTAACTGCTGATGATATTGATAGGGGAAAAGGTCCTGGACAAACGGGAGTAACAGGAATAACTACGAGCAGTGCTAGTGCTACGATTAATGGTACAGAAATACAATTTGATTATGAAGAAAATAGTAATTATCTAGAAATTCCTCCGGCTATTATTGGGTGTACAAAAGTTTTCCATTTTGATGGAGCAAATACTATTACCAATAATATGTTCAGTGTTAAATATCAATTATTCTTAAATGATATTTACTTCTTTGGTGCGATGGAGATGTTGACTTATGCGATGACTAAAACGTATTTGTCTGACATTGAGTTTCTATTAACAACTCAAAAACAAATAAGATTTAATCAAAGACAGGATCGTTTATATTTGGATATTGATTGGAGTAGTCTTAGAGAAGGTGATTATCTTGTTATCGATTGTTGGAGAGCAATGGATCCAACTGATTTTACAAGAGTATGGAATGATTCTTTCTTAAAACCTTATACCGTTGCTTTGATTAAAAGACAGTGGGGACAAAATCTATTAAAATTCAATGGAGTTAAACTTCCTGGGGGAATTGAAATGAATGGTAGACAAATCTATGATGATGCCGAAAAAGAATTAGAAAGGATTCGTGAGATCATGTCTAATACCTATGAACTTCCACCATTAGATATGATAGGATGATATGGCACTTAATCCTTATTTTCAACAAGGTTCTAGATCTGAACAAAATTTAGTACAAGATCTAATCAACGAACAGTTGAGGATGTATGGTGTTGAAGTGCATTATTTACCCCGTAAATATGTCTCAGAATCAACAGTAATTAGAGAAGTAGTTAGATCAAAATTTGATGATGCTTATCCATTAGAAGCATATTTGGATACTTATGATGGTTATGGTGAGAATCCTGTCATTTTATCCAAATTTGGTATTGAGCAAAAAAATGAAGTAACTCTGACTATTTCAAGAGATAGGTGGGAGACTTATATTGAACCTTTAATGGAGAATGAGGCAGACGTAAAACTCACTACTCGACCCAAAGAAGGGGATTTAATTTATTTCCCCTTAGGTGATCGTTTATTTGAGATTAAGTTTGTAGAACATGAAAAACCTTTCTACCAGCTTAAGAAAACTTATGTTTATACTTTAAGATGTGAACTCTTCGTATACGAGGATGAGGTTATCGATACTGGGGTGGAAGAGATTGATGATTCTCTAATAGGAGATGATTATGATGGTGTTTCAGGTGATGGTCTTTCTACAATTATTGGACCAACTCAAACACTTACCTTAGTTGGAACAGGAGTCACCGCAACTGCGGTAACCGGTATTGTTACGGGCGGTATTAGATATATTGAACTTTCTAACCGTGGTGGGGGATATCTAGGTGGTCCTACGGTTGCTATTTCTTCTGCGCCATCGGGTGGAATAACAGGTATAGCAACAGTACGATTTATTGCAGGAATGGTTGTATGTAATAAAGGAGTCAATCCTGCAACTCGATCTATTCAGAATGTAGATTTACAAAATGCTGGTGCTGGTTATGCGATAACTGATCCTCCTACAATTAGTATTTTTGGTAATGGTGGTTCAGGTGCAGCAGGAACGGCGGTTGTAAGTAATGATGGTATTGGTATTGTAACTGTCACATCTGGTGGTAGTGGATATACCACAAGTCCAACTATTAACTTTACAAATGAAATATTTAAGACAGGTGTTAGCACTGCTGGTGCTGCTGCTACTGCTGTATTAGATTCAAGTGGTAGTATTACTGCTATCAATATAACAAATGCAGGTATGGGATATAGCACTGCACCCACATTGAATATTACTGGGGCAGGTGTAACATATAGTGGTAACTTCCAGTTTAATGAAGAAGTTGTTGGATCCATTAGTAGCACCACTGCTAGGGTAAGGACTTGGAATGCAGAAACAAATGTAATAGAATTGGCTTCTGTCAGTGGATCATGGACATTAGGAGAGAAATTAGTGGGTCAAACATCAGGTGCTGTACATGCAGTAAGGCAGATTGATTTAGATCCAACAGAAGATGGTTTTGCAGATAACTTTAATATAGAGGAAGCTGCCGATGAAATATTAGACTTTACAGAACAAAATCCATTCGGGACACCATAGATATTTTGTGTTATAATATAGGATAATTCTCTATTTTCCTATGAATAAAGATCTGGAACGCATTGCTGATAGTCTTGAGAGAATCGCTACGGTTCTTGAAAGTGGTCCTCTGCATATAAATATTGATCATGGTCATATTGAACATATTGATCATTTAGATCATGTTGATAATATTGATCATGGTGATGTAGATGTCCACAATCACGCTTTCTAATCATGTCTCAACAACAAATTCTTAAGTTTAATATCAGACAAGACGGTACTGTAACAGAAGAAGTTATTGGTACAGTCGGTAAAGAATGTGAACAACTTACTTTACAAATAGAAGAAAACCTTGGTACTGTGACTCGAAAAGAGTACAAACCAGAATTTTATCAACAATTACAAGTTGATGAAGAAGTTGAAGAATGGTCCCATGATTCGGAGTGCGCGTAATGTCACATTTCAGTTATATCACAACCCAGATAAAAGAAAAACCTATTCTTCTTGAAGCATTAGAATTGCTTCAGTATGAGGTTAAACAGGATAGGGAACTTATTATTAGTGGGGAACATGGGAAAAATCATCCTGTGGTTGAGGCAGATGTTTGTATTTCCAATGATATCGGATTTCGTTTTAATCCTCGTACTAATTCTTATGATTTAGTTGCTGATGAACAAACATGGAGCCTAGATGTACCACCTTCCAGGTTTGTAGAGAAAGTTACTCAACAGTATGCTCGTATGAGTATTCATAATACAGTCAAGGAACTTGGGTTTGAAGTCGCTGAGGAATGGGAAATGGATGACAACTCCATTGAATTGACGGTAACTCGGTGGGTATAAATATATTATACCAGGACTATAACCATGTTTGAATATTTTTATAACGAAATTTTGAGGAGGACCATCATTGCGTTTGGTACTCTTTTTAATGGTATTACTATTAAGCAAGAAGGTTCGGAAATAAGAGTTCCGTTGGCATATGGTCCTACCCAGAAATTTTTAGCACGTTTAACTCAGACCCCCGATTTAAATAAAGCAACGGCAATTAGTTTGCCACGTATGTCTTTTGAATTTACTGGACTTACTTATGATCCAAGTAGAAAGGTTACTACAACTCAACAGTTTACAGTAAAAGATCCTACTGATGGAAGTGAGTCTAAGAAAGCATATATGCCAGTTCCATATAATATGCAATTTGAATTGTCTATTATGTGTAAGTTAAATGATGATGCATTACAAATTACTGAACAAATATTACCTTATTTTCAACCAGCATATAGTGTGACCGTAAATTTGGTTGGAAGCATCAATGAGAAGAGAGATATTCCTATTGTATTAGAAAATATTACAATGCAGGATGATTATGAAGGAGATTTTGAACAACGTAGAGTCCTTCTTTATACTTTAAGATTCACTGCAAAGACTTATATGTTTGGTCCTGTATCTTCTGCTACAGACGATATCGTCAAGAAGGTTCGGGTCAGCTATCTTACAGGTACAGATACTACCAATACAACACGAGATCTTACATATACGGTTACACCAAGAGCAGTTAAGAGTTATGATGGTCCTGTCGTCACTACTCTTAATGAAGATGTCAATCTTACTGAGGTAGAAATTGCTCTAACTGATGCAACTAATATTGCTGTCGATCAGTACATTTACATTGATAGTGAAGAAATGCTCGTAACGACTGTGAATAATAATTCAGTAGTGGTTGAGAGAGCAAAGGATAATACTATCGCGGCATCTCATGTCAAGGGAACTTCTGTAAGGGTGGTTAATCCTACAATAGCAGATAATACCGTTGCTCAGGATGATAATGCTCTTATCGAAGAAGGTGATGACTTTGGATTTGATGGAACTATCTCATGAGTAATCAATTAGATAAAGCATTTAATATAACTCCGGAGGTGGTAGAGGAGGAAAAATCTGCCGGGGATATACAAAAACCAGATAGATTAACTAAGGATGATATAACCAAAGATTATGAATATACAAGAGGTAATCTGTATTCTATAATAGAAAAAGGTCAAGAAGCAATTAATGGTATTCTTGAAATTGCCCAAGAAAGTGAGATGCCACGAGCCTATGAGGTAGCAGGACAACTTATTAAGAGTGTTTCTGATGCTACGGATAAATTATTAGACCTTCAGAAAAAAATTAAAGAGGTTAATGAAGAAGAGAAGAAAGGTCCTACTAGTGTAACTAACAATGCTCTATTTGTTGGATCTACTGCGGATCTTGCAAAATTGATCAAAGGAGAAACCTCCAAAAAGCAGTAAAATAAATATAATTGTAGATGGAGTAAGTTTAGGTGCCACTCAAGAAACCGTCCGAATTTTATATCAAGAATCCTAATACTTCTTTGGATGAAGTGAAGGAGAATGCTACTCCTGAAAAAGTAGAGAGAATTTCAGAAGCTTTCAATTCTTTTAAAACAAATTTTGACCATATTCAGGCGTTAAGTGATTTTACTAATACGTTTGATACATTTAAATCTAATGTTGAAAAAGTAGATACTTTATCAGAAAGTGTAGAAGAAATAAGAGAAGGAATTAAAGATCTTATTAATAAAGAAGACCTTGACGGTGCAATGACTGCACAACTTCTTTTTGTTGAGGAGTCTATAAGAAATGTTCAAGATAAAGTCAAGACTTTAAATTCTAAAAGTATACTAGATATAAAAACTGATTTTAAAGGATTAACCGACACAGTAAATGACTTTATAGGGGAAGAAGTACCTGCTTATAAAAAATTAATTGTAGACTCTGAAACTAGAGTTGATAGTCGTTTTGTAACTTTTAAAGAAGATGTAAAAGATTCAATGAGTAGTTTAGTAACTACTCTTAATGATGATCTGGCTCAGATTGGTTCTGAGATTGAAGCAATTAATGAAGAAAGTCTTTCTGCTGTAAAGACAGAAGTTAAAGGAATTAAAGGACAAGTTGAATCTCTTTTAGAAAAAGTCTTACCAAAATATAAGAAGTTTTTTGCAGAGACCGAAGTAAGAACAGAGGAAAAAATTTCTGCAAATGAAAAATTAGTTAAGGAGACTGCAAAAGAAATAGAAGAAAAATATGAATCAAAAATTAAAGGAATCACAGAAGATTTTGATGAATTTATTAATGAGGAAATTCCTAAGTATAAAAAACTTCTTGTAGATTCTAAGTTAAAGACGGAAGAAGAAGTTAAAGAGATATCTAAAAATTTAGATGAGCAAGTTTCTAAGATTAATAAAAATGTTGTTAATTTGCAACAAAGAGTTAATAATAAAGATATTGAAATTGATGAGGTTCTTTTAGAGAAAACTAATACTATTGAAAAGTTAATTAGCAAGTCAAAAGACTTGTCACGGATATATGATGATCTTTCTAGGGATTTTAAAGCAAAGGAAGTTCAATATGAAAGTTCTCTGACAAATTTTGAAACTAAGATTAATACGATGGAAGAAAGTCTCACGGAGAATATTTGTGAGTTACAAGAGAATTTAGATACGAGTACTTCTAAGTATTATAATGAAATGAAGAATACGGTAGTTCCTGCCGTGGTTAATTTTGAAAAGAATTTATCTTCTCAACTAAAAGAGATGAAGATAGATTTCACTGTAAATGAAAAACATATTGATTCCTTACAAGACGAATTTAAGAATCTTCTCAATAAATTAAAAGTAGATAATTTAGTAAAGGAAGTTACCGAGACTAATAATGAAAATCTCTTTAAGGTAAAGAAGGAATTAGTTGAGAAAGTCAATCGTTTAGAACTCCTAATAGAAAGGTATGAGGAAAAGGTTTCTCCTACTGTAAAGGTAGGAGATACTGTTATTAATGAAGGTCTTTTAAATATTCCTCCTGATGTAAAGAACTCTGATCCATTAACACCATTAGATCAGAAATATGCCACTCTGGAAGATTTAGCAGAGCATTATCGTCTATTTGTTAATAGAGTACAGCAGCAATTATCTGTTTTAGGTGGCGGTGGTGCCGTCTGGTTAGATGATCTTGATGATGTTGGTATTAAGACTCAATATAATGCTGGTGAACTTGAGAATGATATGGTGCTTACTTATGATAGCACTAAAAAGATTTGGTATGGAGCAGAAGGTGGTGGAGTTGCAGGAGCAGGTGGAACATGGGGTTCTAATTCAGTAGGTGTTAGTACGACACGATATGTTGGTATTAATACAACTTCTGCTCAAGAAGAATATCCCTTATATGTTGGGGCAACAGGATTAGCTAATACCACAGTTGTTGCTTACTTTGATGGAGATATTTCTGTTGCAGGAACTATTTTTAAAGATAATATAAAGAATTTAGACTCTATTGGTTTTGTTACTGCTCGAAGTGGAATTAATGTTGGATATGATTATGATGATGGTACGGGTGTAGGTGCTACTATATTACCTAGTGGTAATGCAGTGTTTGCGGGGGTAGTTACTGCATCTACGATGTTCTATCCACCGGTTATTACTACGGCTGTAAGAGATGCTACTACTGTTAATACAGGTGCTCTTATCTTCAATACTACTACTGGGCAATTAGAAATCTATAATGGAACTACATGGGTTGGTGTTGGTGCTCTTAATAACCTCACTATTACTAACTTGTAATATGAAATCTTTTAAAGAGTTTCTTAAAGAACAACCTACTAACTGGACTCGTTCCAATGTTAATGTTCCAGGATTCAGTGCGGATGCAGAAGATCCTGTTGCTGGATTTGATGTGAAACTTTTTCCTGATTCATTAAAATTGCATAATAGAAGTATTGGGGATATGGATTTATTATCTCAGGATTTTCAGACTCCAGAAGAAATCAATAAACCGATTTATGCAAATTGGGGTGGAGTATATCCTGTTTTACACCTTACCTTAGATTCTGCCGTAGGAGATGGGGAGTCTATTGATACTATGGTAAAAGCATCCAACGATTATATGGATTTCATATCTCGAAATACTCAGAACGCAGTAAGGAAACAAAATCTTAAGGGATTCCTAAATAAAAGATAGGGTATAAGTTTTTCCCATGAAGGAATGTAAAAAAGGTTATTATTTCTGCACGAAGGAAAAGAAGTGTATGCCAATTCCTAGTGGAATGAGAATTGGATATGGTGGATGGTTAGAACCTAAGAAAAAGAAAAATGGTAATGGAAAAAATGGTAATGGGAACGGTAACGGAAGTTCTAACGGACATGGGAATGGTGGGAATGGTAATGGAAATGGTTCTAATGGGTCTGGTGGTAATGGGAATGGTGGTGGCAATGGGGGCGGCGTTGCAGAACAAAAGGTAATAAGACTTCCTCTTAAATTAGAAGTTCCTCAAACTAATACAGAGTTTAATTTAGGTTTGATGTTTAGAGAAAGTCTGGACTATGACAGGGGAATGCTTTTTGTATTTGATGAAGTAGGACAAAAATCTTTCCATATGAAAGATACTCGTATTCCACTTGATATTGCTTTTATTAAAGAAGATGGAGTCATTGAAAGTATTAAACCTTTGAATCCATTTACTCTTTTACCTGTGTCTTCTGATGGAGTGGTTGCATCGGCATTAGAAGTAAATAGAGGTTGGTTCGTTGAGAATAATGTAGAAGAAGGAGATACTCTTCAAATTGGAAATGCAACAGGTGGTCTTGCTTTTGAGGTGGTTGACCTTATTAAACCAGAACCTCTAGTACCTACACAACAAACTGTTGAGTGGGAAGATCCAGCAGAACTAACAGAAATACGAAGACTTCCAAATTATAATAAACCAGGAAATATAATACAAATATATTTGGCATGGAGAGGTAGAACGATGAGTATTCAAATGTTCTTCCCATCGGCGAAGAAACCATCTCGTAAAGAAGTATTGGATCAGTTGCAAAAGGTATATCCTACTGCAAAACTTCATAGTTTTGAAGTAACAGATTACGATCCTCAAGAACCTCTTCTTCAAACAGGAGATTAATTAGGAATTTTATTATGGCATTAGATGAGGTTTATCTAGGTAACCCGCTTTTAAAAAAAGCAAATGTAAAACAAGAATTTACCAAAGAACAAATTCTTGAATTTATGGCATGTAAGTCTGATCCCGTTTATTTTGCTAAACAACATGTAAAGATTGTTTCTCTTGATGAAGGTCTGGTTCCTTTTGAACCATATGATTTTCAAGAAGGTTTAATAAGAAAATTTCATGATAATAGATTTAATATATGTAAGATGCCTCGTCAGACAGGTAAGTCTACTACCTCTGTTGCATATCTTTTACATTATGCGGTTTTTAATGATAATGTAAATATTGGTATTCTTGCTAACAAAGCAGCGACTGCAAGAGATTTGCTTGGTCGATTACAAACTGCTTATGAGAATCTTCCTAAATGGATGCAACAAGGAATTATATCTTGGAATAAAGGTAGTTTGGAGTTAGAAAATGGTAGTAAAATCTTGGCGGCATCTACTTCTGCTAGTGCTGTTAGGGGTATGTCTTTCAATATCCTATTCCTCGATGAGTTTGCTTTTGTTCCCAATCACATCGCTGAAGCTTTCTTTTCTAGTGTTTATCCTACTATTACTTCTGGTAAAACAACTAAAGTCATAATGGTTTCAACCCCTCACGGGATGAACCACTTCTATAGATATTGGCATGATGCTGAAAGAGGGAAGAATGAATATATTCCAACTGATGTTCATTGGTCACAAGTTCCAGGTAGGGATGATGAATGGAGAAGGCAGACTATTGCAAACACATCTGAACAGCAGTTCAAGATTGAGTTTGAGTGTGAATTCTTAGGATCTGTTGATACTCTTATTAGTCCATCTAAACTTAGAACTCTTGTCTATGAAAATCCTATAACAAGAAATGCTGGATTAGATGTATATGAAAATCCAGTTAAAGGTCATGATTATCTAATGACTGTTGACGTAGCAAGAGGAGTAAGTGAAGATTATTCTGCTTTTGTATTAGTAGATATTACAGAGTTTCCTCATAAGATTGTTGGTAAGTATAGGAATAACGAAATTAAACCAATGATATTTCCCAATTTAATTTGGGAAGTTGCAAAGAAATATAATAATGCCTTTATCATGTGTGAGGTAAATGATATTGGTGATCAGGTAGCATCTATTCTAAACTTTGATTTGGAATATGAAAACTTATTAATGTGTTCTAT